CAGGCCACCGATGGTGAGTTCCATCTCGAGCGGCTGCATGCCCATATCGACCTTGACGGCGGCGTTCATGCCGCCGCCGCGGAAGTCTTCGAAGTTCCGACCGAGCTTGGGCAGGGTGACCTCGGCCACCTGGCCCACGTAGGACTGGCCGTCGTTGAAGAGGTTCATGTTCTTGAGCTTGGAGGGCAGCATATCGGGGCCTTGAAGGAGAGGGAAAACGAGGAGGGGCGCGATCGGCTGATCGGCTTAGCCGGCGGCTCCGACCTGGTTGACGAAGGTGGCCAGGTATTTGTCGGTTTTGCGCGTGGTGATGCCGAGGCCCTCAAGCGGCGGCACGTCGGTGAAGTCGATGGTGACGTGCAGCTGACCCGCCGCGAGGGAGGCCTGGGTGTTTTCGCTGGGCTCGAGCCAGGCCTCGCCGTCGATGATGCGCCCCTGGGCCTTGAGGTCGCGCATGGCGGCATTGGCGGTTTCGAGAATGTCGCGGGCGATCGACGGATGCAGAGGCAGGTCCGCAGCCCAGCGCATGGAATCGTCGATGATGTCGCGCAGGGCCCAGTTGGTGCGCACCGACGATTCGAAGGCCCAGAGCGGATCGGCTGAACAGGTGCGGTTGCCCCAGAAGCGGTAGCCGTTCTGGTTGATGAGGGCAGTGATGTCCGCATTGTTGAGGACGCCCGCGTCCGACGCGGGATCCTGCATGTCGAAAAAGACCGGGCGGGACAGGCCGGTGACGCCGTTGACCGGAACATTGGAGAGGGTCTTGTGCCAGCCGACCTCCTGGTCGATGCGGGCCCGCAGGCCGAGGGCCCTAGCGATGGCCAGGCCGTCATTCTGGCCATTGGTGAAACCCGGATAGATCAGCATCAGCTCGCGCTGGCCGAACTGGTTCTTGTAGGTAACGGCCTCGGCGATGGTGTCGGCGTCGGCGCAACCGGCATAGGCGAAGCCCCGCAGCTTCTGGGCCAGGATGGCGGTGGCGGCGGTGACCGCCTGGCTGTCGAAGCCGGGCACACCCAGGATCCGTGGGGAGATGCCGAGGCTGGCCTTGGCGGTCAGCAGGGCCTGAAGGCCGGTGGGCGCGGGCCCGACATTGGAGCCGATGATGTTGGCGGCGCGTTCCGCCGGGTCATCGCCCTCTTCAACCCGGACGACGATGACGACGGGATTGGTCTGATCGCTGATGGCCTGAAGGGACGGGGCCAGGTCGCCGTCGTCCCCCGCCTTGCCGATAGCCCCGCGCACATCCGTCAGAAGAACCGGCGTATTGAGCGGATAGGCGACAGCATCGGCGTCGTCGGCGGCACAGACCATGCCGATCACGGCGCTGGAGACGCTGCTGACGGGGCGGGTGCCGCCGGTGGATTCCGTGAACTTGAGGCCGTGAAAGCGAGGCATTGGGAGGGCTCCTAGGCGGCGGGCGCTTGGGTGCCGCCGAGGGTCAGCGACAGGGAAAAGGCGGCGAGAGGAGAGCCGGGCGGCACATCGGTTCGGTCCCCGGAGATGTCGAGGCGGAACTGTCCGACCAGCTCGGTCATGATCAGGACGGCGCGCTTGAGCCGTAGACGGGCCTCCCAGCGACCCAGGGCCATGGCGGTGGCCCCCATGCATTGCTGATGCAGGGCCCGACTGTAGGGCTGGTCGATAAGCTCGGGCAGGAGGGAGCCGTAGTCGCGGCGCAAGGCGCGCGATCCGATCCGGGTGGTCAGGATGTCGATGACCGACTGGGTGAGATGGGCCTCGCCGTCGAGCGGCGTGCCGTCCATGGCATTCATGCCGCGCATGTGGACCCCCGGATCATTGAGGGGCCCCGGACACCGCCGAGCCGGCGGTCACGCCGAGGTGTTTGTGTGTCTTGAGGCTCTTGCCGGCGGCGACGACGTCGGTGTCGGCGGTGAGGGTGTCGGATACCTGAACGCTTCCCTCGACGGTGACGTCGCCGCGGATGGTCAGGCCGGCGGTGGCTTCGATGCGTACCGGAATCCCGGCCTGGGCTTCGAGGGCAACCTCGCCGGCCTCGGGGTCGAACCCCAGGGCCCCGACCTGATCGACCGAAATATAGACGCCGTCATGCGAGACCGGGGGCGCGAAGGCATCACAGGCGACAGCGGGCCCGGCCAGGGCCCGCTCGATATCGCCTTCAGGCATGAAGACCAGGACCTGTTCACCGACGGCGGGCGGGGCCCAGACGGTGATGGTGCCGGCGCGCAGGGCGGTGAAGGGTATAGGGCCGGTCTGAACGTCGCCGAAGTCGACGCGGATCCGCGCCCCGTCGCGCGCGATGACGTTGCCGAGCCGGATCAGGTCGCGCAGGGCGCCCGAGAGGGTGGATTTTTGGGACCGATCGGACACAGGGCGACCATGGCCGAGCCGTCCCGCCCTTGCGCGGCCACAGATTTGTAAGACCGCCCCGCTTACAAATCGGCCTCGTCGTCGATCGGGCCTGACGGATGTTCGGGCCAGTCGATAGAGGTGGGGAAGCCGGCCTGGCCGGGCAGATCCCGCAAGGCCTCGACGTAGACGAGGAGCCGGGTGAATTGCCCGGCGTCCAAGGTGGTGGGTCCGCCCAGATCCATCTGGTCGCGATGGCGGTCGATCATCCAGGCGACCTCCTGGATGCGCCGGTCGCGTTCGCCGCGGGCCTCAGCTGCCAGGACCGCCTCGGACGGCGGTGGCGGCGGTTGCAGAGGGGCCAGGACCGGGGTGCCGTTCGGCCCGATCATCAGGGTCCGCCCCTCGGCGCGGGCGGCGATCAGTTGGCGGTGCCGGGCCGGGGTGATGGCGACGGCGTCGTCGGGGATCTGACCGCCCAGCTCGGGATCATAGAAGGCGTCGGTGTCGGGACTGTAGAAGATGTCGGTCATGTCAGAAGCCTATGGCCCACCAGCGCAGGGACCCGGCGGCGGGCGACCCGGAATCGGCGCGCTGGACATAGAGGGTGGCCGAGGCCAGCCCGAGAGCCTTGGTCTGGGTCCAGGCGTTGAGGCCGACCAACTCGCCCGGATTATCCAGGGTGGCGTGAATCCCGACGCATTGCCCGGGAAAGCTGATCGGATAGCTGACGGCGACCGTGCCTTCCGCCGGCAGCGAGCCGGAGACATAGCCCCACTGCACGATCAGCCCACCGGGCAGCTTGGCATAGCCGATGGCGGCCAGATCCTTGGGCAGGCCGTTGAAATCGGCGTCGAAGACGATATTGCCCAGATCCGTCGCGTCGACCTGAGCCTTCAGCCGCGTGCCCGACCAGCCGATTTTGACGGGGGTGTCGAGCTGGCCGGCCCCGCCGCCCTGGCGGACGGGGGTGTAGCCCAGGGCATTCTGTTTTGAGGCCGGGTCAAAGTTGCCGCTGTGCCAGGCCGGGTTTCCGCCGACCCGCAAGCCATCTGCCGCCACGACATTGACGGTGCCGTCTTGACCGAAGAACATCAGGTTCTCGATGTAGGCCCCGGTGACGTTGTTCCAGCGGTTGATGTAGAACCGTCGATTAGAGCCGTCGTAGCCGAATGCCACGCTCAGATAGGTGTCGGTGGTCGTCAGGCCCGCGAAGCTGAGAAACCCACCGGCGGTGGCTGGTAAGACATTGGTGTTATTTGTGGCGAAGCGCAGCGGCCCGGTGAAATCTGCGCCCGAAAGATTGGCCTTTAAGGCCGGATGGAAGTTCCCGGCATCGAAGGCCAGGTTGCCGTTGAAGGTGGGGCGGACGTTCCAGGCCACGGACCGGGTCCCGGGGTTGATGACAGCCACATCGGTCCCCGCGCCGGAATAGCCCAGGCGGATGCCGCCATCGGCCAGCATGGCGAGCTCGAACCCGTTCACATTATGACGGCTGACGTAGAGGCTCGGGGCCCCGTCCCAGGCATAGACGGCGATGCGCTTGTCGCCCGCGCCGGTCGGGACGCCGCCGTTGTAACCGGGACCCGCCGAAATCTGATCGCGCTGGGTGGCGCGGTTGATGGTCAACAGACCGGAGACGGTGCCGCCGGTGAGGCTCAGCTTGCCGTCCAGCGCGCCTTGAAGCCCCGTCACCGTGCCGATGGCCTGTTCGCCGGTGTGGGTGGCGCGATCGCGCAGGGCCGCATTGCTGGCATTGGCAGTGGCCCCCGGCGCGATGCCATCCAGCTTGCTCTTGTCGGCCGCCGCCATGAATCCCGCCGCGGCGAGCGTGGCCAGGGCGTGGCTGGTCCCGCCGCTGCCGCCGTGCGCCACCGACAGCTTGTCGTCCAGGGCGG